GCTCTTTCGGGGCATAGTCCTTATGAGTAAGGAAGAGAACATCCGCCGACTGAGCGTATTGCAAGTCAGCTAAGTCAGCCGAATCATAGGTTGTCGCTATCTCATAGACCCGCTCAGCGGTCCCGCCAGAGGAGTAAGCTGTATAGCTTGTGCCGTCAATCCCTGACAGCTCAAATGTGCCAGCGGTGACATTAGCTGCTATGAATCTTTTGTTATTTATCTCTGTCATCCCGACGACATTATCAATGAATATCGTATCGCCGTTAGAATAGCCATGAGCTGCTGCACTTACAACGACAGGATTGGCTTGCGTCGCTCCTGTTATGGTCTTGGCCGCCTCAACAATGGCCCCGTCGTCTTTATAAAATCGGATATAGTTATGACCAAACTCAAGCACATAGGCCTGGTCGGTAGAGAATTGAAAGGGGATAAGGCGGGTCGGCTTTGAAGAATCTTTGACCTCGGCGACAAAGTAAGTCCCTGGCCTACGCACAATCCCCCCGAAGGGCTGGACCAAAAAGTTTTCAATGGTCTCAGCTGCGTTAAAATATCTGGTGATGTCCACTCGGCCAAATAGCTGCGGAGAAAACTCACCAGCGGTAAAGTTGGTAAGAATCGGTGTTGTCTTTGACATTATGTCTCCAAGCTAATCCAGCCAGTTGTGTTTACATATCTGCTGTCGCTCCACTCATCCGCCAGGACCTCATCAGGAGTCCCCTCTTGGGCATCCAGGGCCTTAGCGTTCCTGAGTTTCATCTCATAGAGTTTCCACTTGCTCTCCGCCATGCTTGCCGATTGCAATATAGAGTAAGCCAGCTCAGCCTCAAGCCTTGCGGCCAATGCAATCTGAAAGGCCCGCAGCTGCTCTACTGGGTTCGTGACTAATGCGATATATTGGATTTTAACGGTTGCCTCGTCGGTGAGTAAGTAACGCCCTTCAATCTTCCATACTCTGTCGTTCCTGCGGGAGACAGACTGTATCGGTTTCTCAAAATTTGTCTTTAGCACCCTGAGACAATCGGTGGGTAAAGCAAAGCGATTTGTAAACTCCCACTTAGGACTGGTTGAATCCAGGGCCAGGTCATCTGACCTTCGGATTGCAAAGTTCCACAAGTGGCCTTCAAGCATCTCATCCCTGAGATTCTCAAACAACACATTACACTTACGGGCCTCCTCGGTGTTTTCGGTGAGGTCCATAATGTTGTTTGCTCCCAGAGCCGTCAATGCTATGTTGCATATCTCAACATTAGAGTAAGCCATCTGCTCCTCCGTTTATTAGGGAGGCGGCAAGGTTGTAATCCTTGAGTCGCCTTAAAGGATATTACCTTTAAGGTTGCGGCAACGAACCACGCTGTTGAACCGCCCCCCAGAGTTACAGACAGTCTTAGTCTGCTGCGTAATACACAACGGTTTTCATAACACCCGTCGCTGCTGCATCAGCCGTTTCAATGAGAATAATCTGCTTAACAGCAGTATCAATCTCATATCCTGGCGTTCCATTAACGATGTCTAAGGCCGCAGCTGTGGTTGTGACACCAGTCGCATAAAGCACATTAGAGTTGCCATCGCCGACTTCAAGCGTTACCGCTCCGCCAAGGCCATCGGTAGAGATTGCGATTTGCAATACTCTTGCCCCGATAGGGAGCTTAGCAATACGGATAATCTCGCCAGCCGCTTCACCAGCAAAGGTGAATTGGTCCACAACGCATCGGACTCGGCCACCATTCAAGCCAGGAGCTAACTGGTTTGCACCAGTCGGGTCAGCCTGCAAAGCATAGTTTACACCATTTTGAGTTGCCATTGATAAATCCTCCTAATTAGATTCGTTTAACCCTGCTTATTCGTTACAAGCGATTTCCACAATCTTGTCCTCTTCCATACGGGTAGAACCGATGCCCATACAGAGGTAGACTTGAGTTGCGTAGCTCTTGTCGCTTCGGCGGTCAATCTCACTCTTAATATCAGCAGCGATGCCTAACAACAGACCCGACTTGACCCACACAGGACACAGCCTGTCATTAGAACCATCAACAGCAAGACGGTTGCTTATGATAAACTCAAATCCCATGTAAGAATTGACCTTACCCTGGACCAAAGCTCTGACCATGTTATAGTCAGCACTCGTTACCTCTGTCGTCGCCAGAAGGTCGGAGATTTGCTTCGGTGATACAGCGATGTAGCGGGGTTCATCAGGGTCGCAATCTGCGAGGTCAAGAATCTCTTTGGCCTCAATCAGCTTTGCGATAGTTAAGCCTGCGGCTCCAACAACAATCTTCTGGCCTGCTCCAAGAGGAACAGCTGTTCCGCCTGCCTTGCCAGTGTAAGCCGTTCCGCTCAGGGAAGCGATAAGACTGTCATCAATCGCCCTGCCCATAGCCCAAGCAGCCGATGTCGCATAGCTGGACTCAGGGTCAATAAGCATTTTTAAGCGGTCCTCTTTATCAATCAGGTCTGCCCACTCATAGTCATACATGGACACCCTGCGACGCTGGTGGTCGGACTTGATTAGAGGAGTGTCGGCGTTGCGTGTGGTTTTTTGGACCGCAGCTGTCGCCCCTAATTGGTCAAAATACGCTTCCTCGCCTGTGATTCCGCTTTCAATGCGGCAAGCTCCACGAATCCTTGACCCTTTTTGCTGAACAAGCTGCTCTACATTAGAGCCAAACTGTTTTACAAAAGCGGTGGTTATAATTCCCATTGTTTGATTCCTCCTAGATAAGTTAATCGTTCTTTAGGTTGTCCAGGAACCTGGGCCTATATCTTGTTGTTTCTGGGCCTCAATGGGTTGTCCAAATGCTGCATCAATGGTGAGAGGTTTCCCTTTATCCCCCCATTGACTCAGGATAAGCCTGAGCATGAAGGTCGGCCATCTTCTTGACCATCATATTATGCTCTGGGTTCTCCTTATTGAAATACGCCCCTGCTTTGTCGGCGAGGACTGAGTTAATCTCTGCCTTCGCCTCATCTGGTGACTTCGTGAAGTTTGAAGCTCGGCCCGTCAGGCCATCCTCTCCAAAGTTTTTCCCGATGTTCGCCAGAAACTTAATGAGATTCGGGTCGTTACCAAGGCCAGTGTTCTCTAACATGGCCGAGATGTTCTCGTCTCCGAATTGTTTTAATACTGCCTGAGCTTTTACCAGGTTCGGTTCATACGCCTTGCCCCATTCATTCTTTAGGGCCGTCTCAGCGTTTGCGATACCCGTCTGCCGTTCAGTCATCATGCCAGTATATGACTGAGCCTGCGTTCCCTGGAACCACTCATATAACTTCGCCGCCTGTCCAGGTAAGATGCCAAGCTCATGACACTGAGCCTTGAATCCCCCGACAAGCTGTGGGTCCGCCTCTGGGAAGCCTTCTGGCATCTTGACTTCTGGCAAGACATAGCCTTCTGAATTGCCTGGCCTCCCTAATCTGTCATAGACAAGGCCCCATTCCTCTGGCGTTGCATCTTTGCCTGGGACTGGTATCTTGTCCGCTCCGATAAGTTTTTGGGCATTAACCCAGCTCTTCGCCAGGTCCCCTGGGTTCTTAAAGTTAGCCATGCTGGGATGATTCACTACATCAGGCTCCATCCCTGTTCGCCAATCTTCTCCTGCTCCTGCCGCTGCTGCCCCAGCCCCGCCTGCTGCTCCTGGGTCCGCTACGCCTGCTGCTCCTGCCCCTGCGTTTGGATTGTCCACCATCGTTTAACTCCTTATTTGTTGTTCTCGTCGTTTAACTTCTTAAAATCGTCAATGTCCAGGGTCCTCATGCTGTTGATGTGTAGGATGATGCTTCTCATGCCCTCTCGGAAGGCCATCTCCATCGCATCCTTAGAGAACAGGCTGCTTTTAAGATAGCAGTCTCGCTCTAGGTCTGCCAATAAAACCTTCCCATCCTCACTATCAAAGACCCGCTTGTAAAGACCATGCTTCTCTTCTATCCGCTTGATAGCGGCATCACGCTCTTCATCCATCGCCCACTCCTTTATTGCTGTGCATTTGACATACTCTCAACCGCCGAAGCTCCATCCTTCGCCGCTCCTGCTAATGCCTGAGCCTGTAATGACTGTGCTTGGGCCTGCTCTGCCTCGGCCCGCTGTTCCCTAATAGCCTGGACTGCCTTCTCATCTCGGACCATGCGAGGGTCTACACCTAAGATGTCCGCCGCCATATCAACAGCTTTGTCGCCGTCTATCTTGTCAATGACCGCAGGCATGACCTGGGCCATTTGTCCCGTAAGCGTCAGAAGCCCCGTAAGGCTGTTAATCTCGCTGATTCGCTGGGCTTTAGCCAAAGGTGAGATATACTCAACCAATAGCGGCTGGCCTTCAAGCTGCGGCGGTGTCTCTGGCAGCATCCCACGCCTCAACAGGATTCCAAAGGTCCGATATACAATAGGGTCCAATAGCTCGTTCATCAATCGGCCAATGCTGGGACCTAACAGCAGCATCTTCTCTTCTACCCGCTGATTAACCTCAGTTGCCGTCATGGTCTTGGTCTGGTTCGCAATCATCAGGAATAGGTCTACAAAGAAGTGACGCTTGATGCTGATACGCCGCTGCTCTTCCATCTCTAGCCCGACTGGGATGTTCCCGCCTGTCGCTAATGGCCGAATCTCATCCTGGTATGTTCCTTTAAGCTGGAAGTTTACCTTGCCTGGGTTCATGTTCAGTGGTAACAAGAATCCGTCATGTGGTAAAATAAGCGGCGGGTCTACAATCTTCTGGGCCGACTTGATGATA